GCTGGTGGTGACGGCAAAGAGCTTTGCGCGGCTGACCACCCACTTGCTGGTGGTGGCACATTCCGTAACGAGCCATCAACTGCTGCTGACCTTAACGAAACTTCACTTGAGAATGCCTTAATTGACATCTCAACTTTCGTTGATGAGCGTAACTTGATTATCGCCCTGCGCGGTACCAAGCTTATCGTTCCGCCACAGCTTCAGTTTGTTGCTGACCGTCTGCTAGAATCTACACTTCGTGTAGGCACAGCCGACAACGATGTAAACGCAATCCGTAACATGGGTATGTTGCCAGAGGGTTATACAATTAACCACTTCTTAACAGACCCAGATGCGTTCTTCATCAAGACAGATGCGCCAAATGGCTTCAAGCACTTTGAGCGTACTCCAATGTCTACAGGCATGGAAGCTGACTTCGACTCAGGTAACATGCGCTTTAAGGCTCGTGAGCGTTATAGCTTCGGTTATTCCGACCCACGCGCAGTGTTCGGTTCTCCGGGCGCGTAAGCGAACAATTATTCGGAAAGGGGCGGCTTCCATGCCGCCCTTTTTGTTGTATGGTTTTTTATTGGAGGGTTTTATGAATTACAAAGTTATTGATGATTTTTTACCGCCAGAAGTGTTTGAAAGATACTCCTTGCTTTTAAGTAGTAGTTTCCCTCTGTTTTATAGTTCACATGTTTCTACGGAAGAGGACAATAAAAATTATTATTTGATGCACCTTTTTTACGAATCGCTTGTTCCCAAATCTGAGCATTTTAATTATCTTATTGACCCGCTAATAAGCCATCCAGAGATAGATATTAAAGCCTTAATAAGGGCAAAGGCTGGGTTTTATCCTCGCGGCAGCAAAATAATAGAACATGGCCTTCATGTAGACTTGGCACACCCGCACAAAAATATAGTTTTTTATGTCAATACCTGTGATGGATTTACTAGACTTGAAGATGGCACAAAGGTAGAAAGTGTCGCCAACCGCGCTCTTTTGCTTGATGACGGCCTTATAAAGCACAATAGCACGAATACAACGAATGTTAATCTTAGGTGCACTATAGCGGTAAATTATATTTAAGTTATACGTTGTGTGAAGAGGGGCACGTTATGAGGTATACTATTGAAGATATTGTTTTAATTTCAGATGACGAAGTTGACATTAATGTTGCTGAAAAGTTTGTTTCTTTTATAGAAAAAACCGCACCTTTTAAAGATGGAGTTGTAAGAGACACTCCAGCCAACAAGACCAAATATCGAGTTGGTTTTATAAATAATTATTATAAAAATATTGAAAAAAGCGCGGAAGAGGTGGAGCTTTTTAATCACTTGCTTTCTTTGAACCTGTTGCCTGTTATTCCGGGCCGCGACATTGAGTATATAACAAAGGTTCATCAAATGAAGCGGGGCGGGAAAATGGTTTGGCATAATGATGGCGATTATTCTCTGGCTGTCACTCTTTATCTGTCTGAGTGTGTTGGCGGTGAATTGGAGGTTGTTGTTGGCGCTAACGACAAGGGAGATATAAAAAACACAGTAAAAGTGTCCCCTAAAAGAAATAGAATTGTTGTTTTGAAGGGCTCAAATGAGCATAGGGTTGTAAGTGTTAAATCAGGCAAAAGAAAATCAATTCAGATTTTTGTTAAGTTTATTGAGGGCAACTAAAGGAACGATTCATTCTAAGGCTTTCAAGAAGCCTAAATTTGCGTTACAATAACTTATCCCTGACGATTTCATGGTGAAATCGACTATAGCCAAGACAGGAGATAATCATGGCTAATACAACCTTCCAAGGAGTAGTACGCTCCTACGGTGGTGGCGGCAAAGGTGTTGTAACACCAGCCCCTATGACCCAATCCGTACAAATTGCAATTGACCCAACATCAGCCGCGACAACAGGAACACCTGTTCGCATTGGCACATCATCATCTGCTGGTGAGCAGTTGGTTCTGCCTGCTGGTGCAATGCCAATCTCATTCCTAACTATCGGCGGTTCTGCTGGTGGCACAAACCCAACAATCGACATTGGCGGCATCCCTGCTGGTGGTTCTTTGGACGCAGACGGTCTGTTCAACGAAGTTGACGCCGACACTAAAGGCACTTTAAAAGGCGCTGACGGCGCTCTTGTGATTGCTGGTGGTCTTGCTGCCCAAACAACTGTTACTGCATCTGTGGGCGCTTCTGCGGCTACTAGCGGCACAGTAGTTGGTGTAATGACATACGCAATGGCGAATGACGGCGTAGAATAAGGAGGCTTTCATGGCTGGTCCAGTAAAAGCCTTTAATTTCGACCAAGGCGACACTCCAGCGGTTGTAGGGGCAGCACGCTCTCGCATTCGCCAGGTTGTTATGTTTGGTGCCGCCGCAGGCGCGTTTACCATAAAAAATGGTGACGCTTCAGGAGAAGTTCTGCTTCAGCAGAGTTTTGCTGCGGGAAACCATGTTTTAAACATTCCTGATGATGGCATTCTTGCCACTGCGGGTTGTTTTGTCGCGGCCTTAACAGGCTCAGGCAACAAATTGACAATCTTCTTGTCTTAGGAGACTGTTATGCCCCACGAGATACGTTCCATAAGTCAAGTTGGTACATCAGAGCCATTTGAGTTACAGGTGTCTCGTGGGCAAATTACTTTGCACTACCCCATTCATAAGTTTGGCTACAATCCTAGCATAGGCAATACTACGGAAACCATCTGGGCGCAAGGCGGTTTGTATGTTTACCCGACAACAGCATCCACGATGTATATTTCTAGCAGTTCTACTGCCGACACCTCTGCGGGGACGGGAGCTAGAACAGCTACCGTGTCTGGGTTGGATGCAAATTTTGACGAGATAAATGAAACTGTTTCGCTAAATGGTCAAACAGGAGTGCAGCTAAACGGAGCTTTGAACTGGTATCGTGTTAATAGAATTGTGGTAAACACCGCAGGCTCTGGAGGGGCTAATGCAGGCGTTTTGTATGTAGGAACTGAAGCCACTCCAACAGGCGGCGTTCCAGTGAACAAATATGCTACTGTTGCTATTGGTGACAATCAAACCTTGATGTGTCTCTGGACAGTTCCAAGAGGATACACTGCCTATGTTCATCAAAAAGATGTTTCCGCGTCTTCTTCCGCAGGGAAGTTTGCTATTTTCTCATTTCTTGGCAGGCCAGATGGGGGTGTTTTCAATATAAAAGACAGGGTTCTTTTAGCCAATAACAGCACGGCTATTTCCTATTGGAACCCTATAAAATTTACGGAAAAAACAGATATTGAAGTTAGGGCGCGGGCTGATTCTTCGGGTGGTACAATCACAGCCTCCGCCACGCTAGACATTACATACATTAAAAATGAGGTGGGTGTATAATGGCGCGTAAAAAAGAAAACCCCATTCGCAAGACCACTGGTAAGGGCGGTAACTACCGCAAGACCAAAGCTGGCGCGGGTATGACAAAGAAAGGTGTCGCTGCGTATCGCAAGGCAAACCCTGGCTCAAAGTTAAAGACCGCCGTTACAGGCAAGGTTAAAAAAGGTTCGGCAGCCGCAAAGCGCCGTAAATCGTTCTGCGCTCGCAGCGCTGGTCAAATGAAGAAATTTCCTAAAGCGGCTAAAAATCCTAACAGCCGCTTGAGACAGGCGAGGCGTAGATGGAAATGCTAGTTAAGATTTTGATAGGTGTAATAGGTTTTTTTACAGCTTTATCCGTGCCGTTTATTGGCTGGGTTGGCATTAGTATTGTTGATATGAAGGTTGACCTAGCAGAGACACATGCAAAGGTTGATGCTAATTATCAAATGATTAAGCCTATGTGGGAACAATTTATTTCGGAGAAAAAACTTGCCGATATCACGCTCGCAAACGCCCCAACAGATAAGTAAACCAGGAGGCAAAAAGATGCCAAAAGATGCTTGTTATAAGAAAGTAAAGGCTCGCTACCGCGTATTCCCTAGCGCGTATGCTTCAGGAGCAATTGCAAAGTGTCGCAAGGTTGGTGCTAAAAATTGGGGGAACAAGTCCAAAGCGAAGAAGATGCGCGGTGGCGGCGCAGTTATGAGAGATAAGCCGACTAGAATGTATTGATGGGGCGAATATGGCGGTTAGAAAAACAAAAGCTGGAGCTAATCTCAAGCGGTGGTTCAAAGAAGATTGGAAGGATGTCCGCACGGGGAAGGCATGTGGCAGACGCAAAGGTGAAAAACGGGGTACTCCATATTGTCGCCCCTCTAAAAGAGTGTCTTCTAAAACCCCCAAAACATCCAAGGAGATGACTGCTGCTGAAAAACGTAGTAGGATAGCTCAGAAGAAGCGCATTGGTCAGCCAGCAGGGAAGCCGCGCCGCGTAAAATCTCTGAAGAGAAAGAAGAAATAAAATGGCAGTATCAGGCTCCACCGACTTTGAATTAGATGTATCTGATTACATTGAAGAGGCTTTCGAGCGCTGTGGCTTGGAGGTAAAAACAGGTTACGACTTAAAAACAGCTAAGCGCTCGATGAACCTTATGTTTGCTGAGTGGGCGAACAGAGGACTGAATCAATGGACAATTGTGCAGCGCACAATAAATGTCGTTCAGGGCACGAACAATTATACGCTTGGCGCTGATGTAATTGATGTTTTATCTGCTGTCATCCGCAGAAGCGACACGGACATTAGTATGGAAAAAATAAGCCGTGACGAATATTTAAACATACCGAACAAAAGCACTGAGGCTCGCCCTACGCAGTTCTTTATAGACAGGCAGATAACACCAGTAGCGAAAGTCTGGCCCGCTCCAGAAAATAGCACTGACGTAATATATTACGATGCTTTGACTAGAATTGATGACGCGGACACATTTACTAATACCATTGATGTCCCGTTTCGCTTTTATCCTTGTTTAGCCGCTGGACTTGCTTATTATCTTTCTATGAAACGTGCACCAGACCGCATTCAGTTGCTAAAGGCCGCGTATGAAGAGGAATTTGATAGGGCTTTAGCAGAGGACAGAGACAGAGCTTCTTTCAACGTAGCTCCTAGTTTAAGCTTTTATAAGGTAACGTAATGCCTAAGTTCGCGGCTGGAAAATATGCGTATGGAATATCTGACCGCTCTGGATTTCGCTACCGCCTAAAGGATATGCGAAGAGAGTGGACGGGTTTTCTTGTAGGCAAAGATGAGTGGGAAGCAAAGCACCCGCAGCTAGAGCCGCGTCATCAGCCTACAGACGCGGAAGCATTGCGTAATCCGCGTCCAGACCCTAACGCCGATGGTAATGACAACAAGGCTTTTATTGTATATACAAATGTAGGCGATGGCATAATTGGACAAGAGCTTGAAACATTTGAGCTGACAGGCTCAACTGGTACAGTTACGGTGGTAGTATGAGTTATACATTAACAACATTAAAGCAGGCTATTCAGGATTACACTGAAAACAGCGAAACAACTTTTGTAAATAATCTTGATAATATTATCAGAAATACAGAAGAGCGTATCTTAAAGCTTGTTGATTTAGATTTATTTAGAAAAAATGTTACCGCCAACATGACCTCTGGGGACAAGTTTCTTTCCTCTCCATCAGACTATTTATCTTCTTTTTCCTTATCGTATACCGATGGCAGCGGCAACACAGAGTTTCTCCTTCAAAAAGATGTTAATTTTTTGCAAGAGTTTGCGCCTGACCCAACAGCAACTGGCTCTCCAAAGTATTATGCTCAATTCGATATAGATAATTTTTTATTAGCGCCTACGCCTAATTCTAACTATGCGGTTGAGCTTCATTACTACTACAGGCCCGCTTCAATAACTGGCAGCGGCGGAACCTCTTGGCTGGGCGAAAATGCGCCAGACTGCTTGCTTTATGGCTGTCTAGTAGAGGCTTATACGTTTATGAAGGGTGAGGCCGACATGATGCAGGCTTATGAAGCGCGGTTTGCTGAGTGCATATCAAGGCTGAAGAATTATGGCGAAGGGCGCGAGAATAACGATGCTTACAGACAGGGGCTTGTTAGAATAAAACAAACATAAGGAGGGCTTTATGTTACAACTACCATTAAATTCTTTCATTCATTGTCAGAATACTCTTCCATCTAGCTTTTGCGACAGTGTTGTAGAAAGCATAAGCGAAGAAGAGTATTCTGAACATGAATTCTATGACGCAATTAGTAAAACACGGTACTCAAACGAAAATGAGTTAGAAATTTGTTACTCTGATATACCTGAAATGCCGGAATTGCATGATTATGTAACTAAATCCATTCAAAATTACTTAAACTTGTTAAATGTGGTTTGGTTTAGTGCGGTTCAAGGGTTTTCAGAGATTAGGTTTAATAAGTACCGCGAAGACAAGCAAATGGCGATTCATTGTGACCATATTCGCAATATTTTTGATGGGAATAGAAAGGGTGTTCCTATATTGACCATTTTGGGACTTTTGAACGATTCGTTTGAAGGGGGTGAATTTCTAATTTCGGACAGCAAAATTAGTTTTAACAAGGGGGATGTTTTAATATTTCCATCTAATTTTATGTACCCGCATTGTGTTTTCCCTGTAAAGTCTGGTGTGCGTTACTCTTTTGTTTGTTGGGCTTTTTAAAAAGGAGGGTTTTATGTTAGATGAAAGTTTAAAAGGCAAATCAATTGCCATAGTTGCGTTGGGCGGTAGTTTTGCTGATTTTGTCTATGCGCGAATGAATTCCCAAGAATTTGATGAAATATGGGGAATTAATTGTATTGGCGGAATTTTCCATGTTGACCGAACATTTATGATGGACCCTGCATCTCGTTTTCTTGATGATGTAAAAGCAGGCACACAAACAGGCATAGCCAAAGAATTTTTGTTAGAAACCTCTAGCAAGGGGCCGATTTATTCTTGCTGTTTAGATGAGCGCGTTCCAGAAATCGTTGAATACCCGCTAGAAGAAGTTATAAGTGCAACTACCTTTAGTTATTTCAACAATACTGTTGCATATGCAGTAGCCTTCGCGGTTGCTCACAAAGTTGGTAAAATACATATGTACGGCGTTGACTTTAGTTACAAAGAAAACATTCATTTCGCAGAGGCTGGTCGCTCATGTGTAGAGTTTTGGTGCGCGATGGCTCTTGGCAACGGTATTGCTATACAAGTTGCGCCGCGTTCAGGGCTTCTTGACACAAATGTTCCTGAAGATGAAAAAATATATGGATACCACAGGCTTGAAGACCCGCTTGTTCAAAAAGTTGTTGATGGTAATTTAGTGATATCAAGAAAATCAAAGCTTTCAGAGGTGGAGGAAGAGAGTGGCCTGTCATCTCCAGAGCCTTTGGACGGAAGAAAGCCTGTTCTTATTGGCAGGCATGACATAGAGGGCGTTTCTTATAAGGAGGAGAAAAAGAATGGTTAGTGTGCAGTCAGGAATACAGGTTTCTTCTGTCAGTGTAATGACTTCAGATGAGGGCGGTCTGAACAACGAACAAATAGCAGAATTAGCTATGGACAAAATAATGAGAGTTGCAGACACCGCTCCTCCAGAAATTAAAGAGCAGGCCAACGCATTTAAAGAAAATATTAGAAATGTGGTCTTGCATTACATAGAATTGGCAAGACGCGAAGAACGTGCTACAATCGCTGGGAAGATGGCGAAAGCCGGGCAAAATGAAATGGCTGACCTTGTTAGGAGAATATAAATGGCTATTACTCAGGCAATGTGCACCTCGTTTAAGACACAGCTTCTAACAGGTACGCATAACTTTACAAACTCAACTGGCAACACTTTTAAGCTTGCATTGTATGCAATTGGCGGCGGCGGTAAGTCTAGCACAACAGCTACATTAGGCGCGACCACAACTGCATTCACTACAACAGGCGAAGTTGCTTCTAGCGGTTCGTATGCTACAGGCGGGGGCACATTAACAAATGTCACACCGACTGCTTCAGGCACAACTGCGTTCACAGATTTCGCCGATGTAAGCTTTACAACAGCAACAATTACTGCTCGCGGTGCATTGATTTACAATTCATCCGCCACTAACGCAGCGGTTGCCGCTTTGGATTTTGGTGCTGATAAAACATCAACATCTGGCACATTTACAATTCAGTTCCCAACTGCAAACGCATCTAGCGCAATCATTCGTATTGCCTAAAGGTAGGCTACTATGTCTGCTAATGGCTGGAGTGAAGGCGCGTGGGGAGATACAGGCTGGGGCGGCCTAGAGAATGTTACCGTTGAGCCAACATTAGGCGCGGCAACATCGACTTTAGGCTCTGAGTCTGTTTCTGGCGGTGCGCCATTTTCAGTAACTGGATTTGGCCTGACCTCTTCAGTTGGTACCGCTCAAAGTTTTCAATCTGGTTTAGCTGAGCCTTCTGGATTCTACAATCAAGTTCATATCGGCTCTGTGGTTGTTAGTATTCCAGTAGATGTTTCTGTCACTGGCGTAGAGGGAACTGTTGAGAGTCTCACAGGTTGGGGCAACGGAACATGGGGTGAGTTTGTCTATGGCGGCGGTGCCTTTGCTGATGTCGGTCAAACTCTCCCAGTGAGCCTTGGCGCGTTAAACGGTTCTGTGGGCACTGTTTCTGTTACAGGGACATCTAGCGTAGCTCTTACAGGCGTTGCTGGCAGCACCCTTTTAGAGTCTGTGTTAGTTGGCGCGGGAGCCATTGTTGGTGAAGATGGCATGGTTGGCTCTGTTGGTCTTGGCGATGAGTCTGTTGTCGGCACATGCAATCTGACGCTAACTGGTGTTTCTGGGGCAACTGCTCTTGGGGATGAAAGCGTTGAGACTGACACTGGTGCGCCCGTAACAAATGTTCCCGGCATGACATCCGCACTTGGTGATGAAACTGTTACTATTAGTGTAACGCCTACAATCACAGGATTTGGTGCAACATCTGCTCTTGGCTCAGTTAGCGTTACGGGCACTTCTGTCTTGACATTGACGGGGGCAGAGGGGTCAGGTAATATATCGAGTGTAATTGTATGGGGCAGGATTGTTCCATCACAAAACGCAAATTGGAATGAGGTAGCGGCATAATGGCAAGTACATATACAGGCAACAGTGGCATAGAAAAGCCGGGTACTGGCGAGCAGTCAGGTACCTGGGGCACAACCACAAACACAAATTTTGATATTATTGACCGCGTTCTCGGCGGTGTAGGCTCTATATCCCTATCAGGGACAACACATACATTGACCACAACTGATGGCACGCTGTCAGACGGCATGTATAAGGTTCTTGTGTTTGGTGGCTCTCCTTCAGGCACAAACACTGTTACCATTTCTCCAAACGACCAGCAAAAGCTTTACTATGCAAAGAACGATTCTGGGCAGTCTGTTGTTATAACTCAAGGCTCTGGAAACAGCGTCACTATAAATAACGGCGAAACAAGAATTGTATATGCTGACGGCGCGGGTTCTGGCGCGGCAGTTGTTGACCTAACTGCTACTTTGGCTGCTGGCGTTCCTTCTGGAACCAAACAATTGTTCGTGCAAACTTCCGCTCCTACAGGGTGGACAAAAGACACCTCAAATAACAATGATAGCGCGGTTCGTATTGTAACAGGCTCTGTTGGAACGGGCGGTAGCACAGCTTTCACTAGCGCATTTGCAACGCCCGCTGTATCGGGTACTGTTAATGTTAACGGTGCGCCGGATGCTGGCAACTTGGCTGTATCAATTAGCGGCAGTATTTCCAGTACCACACTTTCTACCAGTCAGATTCCTTCTCACAATCATGGATTTAGAAATAGAGTTTCTGACCCAGGCCCAACACCGAGTACACAATTCTTCCAAGGTAATGTTGGTAATAATAACTCAGTTATTAATTCTACAGGCGGAGGTGGTTCTCACAACCACGGTCATAACCTTTCGGGTTCTTTAACTGGTGCGCCTGGCGTTGGTAATTTGGGCTCAACTTTATCCTCTTCAACAGCTTCTATTAACGTAAAATATGTGGACGTTATTGTAGCAACAAAAGATTAAGGAGTTTTTAGAAGGGCAATGAAAACACCAAATTTTATAGAAAGCTATCAAACTGAACAGTATGATTTTTGCGATAGAGTTATTGCGCGTTTAGAAGAATACATATCTTCGCAAGATGACTCAAATGTTGCGATGCACTTTATGAATGGCTCTGTGACAAATGGGGGTGAGCAAAGCAGAAGAGATTACTCTTTTAATTTTCAAGCAATGCAGGACCCTCTTGTTGTTGAAATGCACGAAATATTGCGTCAGTACATTCCAAATTATGCAGAAATTTACAATGGATTTGGTATGCAGGGTTGTATGTCAGAAACTATGAAGGTTCAAAAAACACCGCCTAAAGGCGGCTTTCACACTTGGCACGCTGAGCACGCCAGAAACGAGTCGGCAAGTTGGCGTAATTTAACTTGGACACTTTATTTAAATGACATTCCAGATGGCGAAGGTGAAACAGAGTTTATTGAGTATGGCATGAAGGTTCAGCCCAAGAAAGGTTTGCTATGTTTCTTCCCTGCGGCTTGGACACACACACATAGGGGAAACCCTGTTTATAGCTGTGATAAATACATAGCTACTGGTTGGTATTACTTAGTATAAGGAGCTTTAAATGGCAAAGTGGACAATTATAAATGGCGGGTCTGGCGATGCAGACCAAATTGGTAAAGATGGTTTGTTCTATGACAACTTGGATTTGACATGGTTGCCGTCAGACGTTTGCGCCGTGCAATCTCCAGACGGCGCTACATGTGAAATAGAGCGCGGTAATCCGGCAACTGGCACACACACAGGAAATGATGAAAACGTAGCAACGAACACTCTTAGCTGGTGGTCTAGCGTAGAATCAACTTGGCAAGCAGCGCATGACGCGGCATCTGAGTCAGATGATAGCGAATAATGAAACTAGAGGTAAAAGATAATTGCCCTCTTAATAACTTTGAGCCTTGTAAAAAACTTGAATGTGCTTGGTTTATGCAGATTAGAGGTAAAGACCCTCAGACGGGCGAGGATATTGATGATTGGGGCTGTTCAATGGCTTGGATGCCCAAGCTTTTGATTGAAAATGCAATGGTTTCGCGGCAGACGGGCGCGGCTATTGAAAGTTTTAGAAATGAAATGGTCAAAGAGAACAACATTCTAGGCGTTGCGGCATCCTTCGCAAACGGGCATAATGCAAAGGTGATTAGCAGTTCAGAGGTTGAAGAAGTTATCTCTGACGAAAGTTAAAGAGATTTAATATGCCCCTTACAAAGCTTCAATTTAAACCCGGCATAAACAGAGAAGTCACCTCTTACGCCAACGAGGGCGGTTGGTTTGATTGTGACAAAGTACGCTTCTATTTAGGCTTTCCTGAAAAATTAGGCGGATGGGAAAAGTATTCTTCATCTAGCTACCTTGGCACAGCGCGAGCTTTGCATAGCTGGAGCGCGTTGGACGGCTCTCAGTTTTTGGGCGTTGGCACTCATCTAAAATATTATATTGAAGAAGGTGAGGCTTACAATGATGTAACGCCTCTCAGGGAGACTACATCTGCGGGGGATGTAACTTTTTCTGCTACTGACGGCTCTTCTATAGTCACTGTTACTGATGATGCTAACGGCGCTGTTTCTGGCGACTTTGTTACCTTTTCCGGCGCGGCTAGTCTGGGTGGCAATATTGGCGGTGCCGTTTTAAACATAGAGCACCAAATCGTTTCTATTGTTGACTCCAACACATACACAATTAATGTTTCTCCATTTGTTGCAAGCGCTTCAGACACTGGCAATGGCGGTTCAAGCACCGTTGGCGCTTATCAAGTCAATACAGGTCTAAATGTAGGTGTTGGCGGTACAGGGTATGGCGCTGGGCTTTTTGGCGGTACAACAACAAGCGCGTTAGCTAATCAGTTAAATGGCTCTATAAACGATAGCGTCACCACCATTACATTGGTTGATGCGTCTAGCTTTCCCACTTCTGGCACTGTGGCTATAAACGGAGAGCTAATTAGTTATTCGGGCAAATCTTCAAATGACTTAACGGGTTGCACAAGAGGCGTTAATGGAACAGACGCGGCAGCTCATACAAGCGGAGACACTGTTCTGCTTGCTATAGGCAACGCAGACCCTGACGATGATTTTACTGGTTGGGGAAGTGCAGCCGCTAGTGTCGCTATTCCTCAAGCGGAATTAAGAATATGGACTCACGATAATTTTGGCGAAGATTTGCTTATGAACATTCGTGACGGCTCTATATTTTATTGGGACAAGTCAGGCGGTTTAGGGCAGAGAGCGGTAGAGATTAGCACTGTTGCTGGAGCTAATAATGTGCCAACAACTGCAAAGCAAATACTTGTTTCAGATAGAGACAGGCATGTGCTAGCGTTTGGGTGCAATCCGCAAGGCTCAACAGTTCAAGATAACTTGCTTGTAAGATTTTCCGACCAAGAGTCATTCACAGATTGGGAAGCGCGGTCAGACAATACTGCTGGTGATTTGCGTCTTGGCTCTGGCAGTACATTTGTTCGGGCAATCGAAACAAAAAGAGAAATCCTGATTTGGACTGACCGCTCTCTGCATTCCATGCAGTTCATTGGTGCGCCATTTACTTTTGGTATGCAGCAGCTTTCTGCAAACATATCAATTATATCTTCTAATGCAGTCGCGGCTACAGAAGATTTTGTGGCTTGGATGGGATTTGATAATTTCTATATTTATGCTGGTAAAACACAGCAAATACCTTGCACCGTAAAAGACAAGGTTTTTCTTGATTTAAACTTTGAGCAAAGAGACAAAATCACGGCTGGCGTTAACGCCGAGTTTGGTGAAATTTGGTGGTTCTACCCATCCGCTAGCGGCACTGGTGAAAATGACAGATATGTTGTTTATAACTACTTAGAGAAGGCATGGTATTACGGCTCTCTTGGTAGAACAGCTTGGATTGGTCGCGGAACCAATCAGTTTCCTATTGCTGCCGGGGAAGACTCTAACGGTGATAATTATCTCTACAATCACGAAGTGGGGTATGATGATGATGGCGCGGCTATGGATTCTTACATAGAAAGTAGCCAAATGGACATTGGTGATGGCGACCAGTTCTTGTTAACGCGCAGACTTATCCCTGATTTAAACTTTTTGGGCTCTACAAGCGCGACTCCTACGGTTGATTTTACTTTGCAGACTCGTACATATCCCGGCGCGAATTATAATCAAACTGATACAGCAAATGTTATCAGGTCCGCTACAACTCCTGTGGAGCAGTGGACGAATGAGGTAGACATGCGTTTGCGTGGTCGTTCTTTTGCACTGAAGGTCGAGTCCTCTGGCGCGGGCACCGCTTGGAAGCTTGGTATACCTAGGGTGGATTTGCGGCCTGATGGGAGGCGCTAATGGCCTCCGTAGAAAATCCGCCGCCGCGACTCCCAGAAGCACCAGAAGAGTATTCCCAAGATTATCTTTCTAGCCTTGTACGAGCACTTGAAGTTTTTATAACTCAGGAGCGTAATCCTGGTCAGGAAAGAGCTACAAAAGTTACTTTTACTGATTTGCCCACCTCTGATACAGGCTTAGAAGCAGGGGCATTGTATAGAATGGGAAATGATGTTAAAATTTCTCTAGCAGATACAGCAGTCCCCGATAGCTTTTTGGTACAAAGCTCGTTAGGCAGCGTTACAGTGAGTATTTCATAATGAATTTAAAAGATTTAATTAAAGTAGCCGCCCCCGCCGCCCTTAGTGCATTTGCCCCCGGTATTGGCGCGACCTTGCTGCCGGGAGTTAATCCTTTTTTGCAAAAGGCATTGGTTTCTGGCGTTGGCAGTATAGCTCTAGGCGGCAAGCCAAAAGACGCGCTTTTGTCCGCAGCCCTAGGCGGAGGCTTTGACCTATTGGGCGGTCAGGCAGCAGGCCAAAAACCCGGACAATTATCCGGCAGTACATACGATGCTGGCCCTATGCAAGTAGCAGATATGGCTAAGAGAACAGGCCTCACTCCCGCTGACGCCGCTCAAAAAATAGCAAAAGACGCCGCAAAAAACATTGCCACAACAACAGACCCCGTTGCAGCAGACACAATGTCCGCGAGCCTTCTTCAAAAAATGGGCATGAACGAAGATAGTATGTTGTTTAAATTTATGAATTCTAAGCTAGGTGAGGGTGTTGCCGCTGGTGTCTTGGCGCAGCTCCTTTCTGAAGATGAAGAAGCGCCTCAAAGCGAGTTTGAAAGACGCGCATTTGGTGAGGGCGGACCAGGCGGTAGGCTTGGCGGTATGCCGTTGCAATACGCAGATGGTGGAGAGGCTTACTTCCCGCGCCGCAACGGTGGTATAGACCCTTCAGAGGGGTCTGGAACAAAGGATGATGTTCCCGCCCTGCTAATGGCTGGGGAGTTTGTTATGACTCGTGATGCTGTAAAAGGCATGGGCGATGGCAACTTGCGTAAAGGTATAGGCCGTATGTATGATATGATGGACAATCTTGAGAGGACAGCGTAATGGCTACTCAAACCGTAGAACAGGTACAAAGACTTGCTCCTTATTTAGAGGGCCTAGAAAAGCGCGTTCTGCAAACAGCGTTTGGTGAGTTTGACCCTAACGACCCTACAAAGCAAACCCAGCAAGGGCTGCTAGACTCCCCTCTTAACTTGCCTCAGTATCAAGTAGCGGCTCTCGACCCGCTACAGCAAAGAGCGCAACAAGAAGCCTTGCAGGGCTTTGGTATGTTTCAGCCTTATGTGCAGACAGCAGGGCAGTTAGCGACTTCTGGCATAGCGCAGGGCTTAGGTATGCTTGACCCATCTCAAAGCGTACAGCAATTTATGAACCCCTATCAGGGCGCTGTTATTGATGAAATTAATCGTCAAGCAGCAATTGGTCAGAACCAGCTAGCAGGGCAGTCTGTTCAAGCGGGCGCGTTTGGCGGTGCTCGTCAGGGCATTCAAGCGGCAGAGCAAGAAGGCCGTAGACTTGGTAAGGTTGGCGAGTTTCTTTCAAAAGGTTTCGACCAAGCCGTAGGCGCTTCTCAAAAAGCCGCACAATTGTTCGGTGGCTTAGGTCAGGCAGCATCAGGTATCGCTGATGTGGGCCGACTGCAATCAGAGTTGGGCCGTGCTGACATTGGTATGCTTTCTCAGTTAGGCCGCGTTGGTCAAGCGCAAGACCAAGCACAACTAGACGCACAAAGACAAAACCTCATGCAAGGCGTTATGGAGCCATTCACACGGCTAGAGCTTGGCAGCTCGCTATTGAAGGGCACGCCTTCAGGCAGCTTGTCTAGCACCTTCAAGAGCGCTACAACACCTCAAGCAAACCCATTTCTACAGGGTGTTGGGGCGTACACCGCGCTTCAAGGCTCTGGCATGACATCTGCATAAGGAGCGCATCGTGGCTAGAGGCGATAGGCAAGTATCTTTAACTGATATTATACGCGCAGGCGCTGGCGGACCTGAAGTTAAATCAGGAGTCGCCGCTCTTCAATCTGGGGCAATGTTTGCTCCAGGCAGGCTTGACCAGATTAGAGCGGCGTCTGGCCTTCCAGCTCAAGGTGACATTCGGCAGGCTACCGCAGAGTCTCTGACTAGCGCGGCAGAAGAAACTTATGTTGACCCTTCAGAAACTCCACTTGTTCAGGATTTGTCTGCTCTCTTACAAGGGATAAAAAGCAGACAGGCGCAAACCAGCGCAAACCTACAGGCGATTGATACAAGAGATTCGGATGACCTTGGCAGCGCACCCACAGCGCCAAAAACAATTACAGACCAATTAAGTGATTTGTCTAAAGACTTATCTTCCAATGAAAATCAATCTGCTATGGAAGCCGCCGCAGGATTATCTGGTCAGGGCGAGTTAATATCTGGTTCTGACACTACAGACGATGCTATGGCAAATCAGCAGGCGCAGACTGACGCGGCTGGTACAACTAGCACAACCACTGAGACAACCACCGACACCACTACAGATACTACTCAGGAAGATTCCGAAGGTGGCTCACAAGAGGCATACAACCCATACGGCGTTTTGTTGGAAAAAGCTATGGCTGATGTTTCTGCTTTGCGCGGCGAGGACCCAAATAAAAAATCTAAAGAAGATTATATGAAGGAATTCGCCGAAGCCACTGGTGTAAAAATTGATGGCGAGCCGGACAAATCACACGCCCTTATGGCCTTTGGATTGGCTCTTATGCAGAACAAAGCAGGCAAAGGCTTTAATGTAAGCAACATGCTTGGCGCAGTTGGTGAAGCTGGCGAGAAGGCTATGCCAGCATTTCAGAAGGCTAAAGAACAAGCTCGCGCAGAGCGTATCGCGGCTGGTAAGTACGCTCTTGGTGAGGTTAAGGCAGCAGACAAGCAAAGAATTGCTCAACTCAGCGCGGCTCAAGAGCGCGTCACTGACCTTATGACAAAGACTCAAGATTATGTTGGTAAGCAGCTTTTGGCCCAACAAAAACATGGTCTTGAAATGGAAAAGCTGCGTATTGAAAAGCAAGCCGACAAAGAAATAAAAGAAATAGAATCTGGCGGAAAGAAATTTGAAGTAACGGGAATGGGTACATACGCCCCGCTAACTTCAATGCCGAATATAAAAATCAACACAGCCATTAGAAAAACTGATGGTCAAGAGGTGCTAACAAAGCCACTTCAAGATGTTGAGCTATTGTCCAAAGGATATGCAGATACGCTTGATGGCATATCTTCTGTCGATAACATTTCTGCTTTAATAGACGAGGCGGCAAAAGCGCAGGCAGGCGGCGTAACGGGCCAGAAGTTATTTGAATTTATTGACGGTAGAATGAAAGCTTTAGGCTTTAGCGAAGGTCTTGGCGTTGGTCAAACAGTAGACGGCAAAAAGCTTGGCCCCTTGGCTGAAGCGGACGCTATCAGAAGAAGGCTTATATTTCAGTATAAAAGATTTCTTACTCAAGAAACTGGAAACGGTATTTCAAATGTTGATATTCAAAATCTTGAGGCCGCTATTGGTAACATAGACTTCTTTACCAACCCGCAAGAAGCATTGGTAAAACTAAGAGAGACAAGAAAGTTGTTTGAGGCCTCTAGGGACGCATTACAGCGTCAGCTTGTAAGATTTGGCGACCAAGACCTGTACTTGGCACCGTCTCAGTTTGATAAAGTTCAGGAAAAGATAGGTCAGGCTGCTCTAACTGGCGTTGGCATGGGCAGGGAAGGCCTTAATGTTTCGGAAAACGATGACGGCATAACAGTAATAAAGCTTTCGTAAAGGGTGAATTATGGGTCAAATTTTACTAGAGCTACCTAACGAGACTGTTAAGTTTGAGTTTGCTGGCGACAAGCCAACCGTTGAAGAGCAATTCAAAATAGGTCAAGTTATCCGCGAAAAGCAGCGAGGGCTTTCCGAACAAAGAACGCCAGGAAAGTCTGCTGCCGAAGCAAAAGACGAACAATTGTTTGACACCAGCTCCGGCATTAAAGACGCTGGCCTGCGTGCAAAGCTATCTGCTGCTGAGACAGAGGGCGATGCTGAAGCTCAGTTGCGCGTGCTATATGGCATGACTGAAGATGATTACCTTCGTGATTCTCGCGGAAGATTAGCACTAACACCATCAGGCGGCGCGAAGATTGGCGTAGAGCTTGATAAGCCCACATTAATTGATGAGGCTGGTTTTAGCCGATATGATTTAGCCGATTTCGCTGGGTTGGCGCCAGAAGTTATTGGCGGTGTTACAGGGGCTATTAAAGGGGCTGCAATTGGCACCGCAGTAGCGCCTGGCATTGGCACGCTGCTCGGCGGAGCTATTGGTGCGGGGACAGGGGCTGCTAGTGGGCAGGCACTTGAAGAAGGTGTTGAAGCAATTTATGGCGTGCAAGACCAGACAGCAGAAGAAGTTGCAAAAGACTTGGGAAAAGAATTTGCTTACGGGTTTTTAACTGACGCTACATTGGGTGCTTTTGGATTAGCAGCGCGTGGCATTGGCAGCTCAGTGAGAGCTGGCAAAGGCCTTACTGATGAAGAGCTTGAGATTGCCGCCAAGTCTATTGAAAGAGGCATCAACCCTACTCTGAGCGCAATCCGCGCTCCGTCCGTTGTGGCTCGTCAGCAAGGTATTGTTGAGAAGATTTTTGGCTCTTCCCCTCGCTTAAAAAACAACAATGAAGTTATGCAAAAAACAATTGCAGACTTCCGCTCGAAAGTAGAGAAGGTTGGCGATGAAGAGGCTGGGCGCATTTTGCTTGAGGGCACAGGCAAAAAGGCTTCTGAATTAATCGCAGCCCAAGAAGCGTCTCAGAAAGCTGTCTTGCAAACCTTGCGCGGGTTAGGCAATGACCTTGGCGCGGCTGCTGAAAAAAACATGGACTTGAATGAAGATGTGTTTGATATCTTGATTGGTGCTAGAAATGCGTTTGACTCTGAGGTAAAAGCTGC